CGCGACCTTCGCCGCTGCGGCCGTCGACGCGACCTTCGCCGCGACCCGCACCGCGACCCGCGCCGCGACCGACGCACCAGACGTACAGGCGGCGAAAGCGTGTACGGCGCTTGCAGGTGATTTCGGTTTGAAGTGCACTTTGCATTGGCGTCGCGTGATGCAGGGCGGGAACATGCACGTAGCCTACGACAGTTTCCTGACGGCCTTCCGCGACATTATTGGTTTGCGGCTGCCCGCACACGAGAAATACGCGGCGTGGGAGCAGGCGGCAATCCACGGTGGCTTCCGCGTGATGCACGAAGAATTCTGTCTTGTGTCGGATTTCCCGGAAGTGCTGAAGGTCGATGCCGAGAACCGCCCCCACTGCGAGACCGGCCCGTCGCATCGCTGGCGTGACGGCTGGTCTCTGTATCACTGGCACGGCGTGCGCGTGCCCGCCGAATGGATCGAGGACAGGGCGTCGCTGTCGGCCAAGACGGCCCTGACGTGGCCGAACGTCGAACAGCGCCGCGCGGCGTGCGAGATCGTTGGATGGGCCAACATTCTGCGTGAGTTGAAAGCCACGACCATCGACCGCGATCCTGATCCCGAGATCGGTGAACTTGTCGAGGTCGAGATCGAAGGCAATCGTGAGCGGTTCATCAAGGTCTTGTGCGGCACCCGGCGCGAGTTTGCGCTCCCCGTACCCCCCGGAACCAAAACGGCACTGGAAGGAAACGCTTGGACTTACGGTGTCGATCCCAATCTCATCAAGCGCATCGAAGTGAGAACCTGAACATGCATACGTTTCGTAACATCTGCGCGCAGGGCGATATCCTGATCCAGCGCATCGACAAGCTGCCCGAGAACGTGATCCCGGTCGAGCCCGAGAACGGCAAGATCATCGTCACGCACAGCGAGACCGGGCACCACCATGTGATGACCATGGAGCGCACGAAGGCGTACCGCCTGCCCGACAGCATCATGGATATCTTCCTGACCGTCGAGCAGGGCGACGTTCTCGAACATCTGCGCCCGCACGACACGCACGAGCCCATCCAGTTTGAGCCGGGCATCTATCATGTCCGCCGGCAGCGCGAATATGTGCCCGAGGGTTTCCGCCGGGTGGAGGATTGATAATGAACACGCCCAACCCGTTTGAGAATAACACTTGGGTCCGTATGTGCCTGAAGACGGGCGCGATCACGCCCCCGAAGGGCCACAGCATCGAGCGCGTCAACAGGATCACGGCCTACACCGTGATCGCTGCGGTCAGCATCGGCACGATCATTACGTGGGTGGCGTTCCTGTGGAAGTGAGCTTCGACGAACGGTGCCGGGATTTTACCGAATGGCATGCGGCAAACCCCGGTATCTGGAGATATTTCCGCCGTTTTGCTTTTGAAGCGGTGGCGCGACGTCGTACGCGCATCAGTCACTGGCTGATCATCAATCGTATCCGATGGGAAGTCAGCATCGTCACCACCGGCGTCGATTTCAAAATCAGCAACGACACAATTGCTTTTTACGCTCGCCTTTGGCGCGCGTTGCATCCGGCACATCGAGAGTTGTTCAAGGTCAAATTGATGGCCGGCGAACCTGTCGACAATCCACGCTACATACTCAGGTTTTTGTCGAACACAGCATCTTGAACCGCAGCCTTGAACGTAAGCCGTGGGAAGACCGTCTCGTCTTCCACGGTATCGAGCGCTACGGTCGCGTAGCTGATCGTTTCCGGCGCGCGCTGGCCTTCACGGGCCAGCCGCATGATCGTCTGTTCGTAGTGGTCAAGCGACCACGGCAACGAGCACCAGCACACGACGTGACCGCCATACTGCAGATTCAATCCGTGCCCGAACGCCGCCGGATGCGCGATCAACACGCGCAAGCGGCCAGCGTTCCAGTCCTCGACGGCCTTGGCCGCGACCTTGCGTGTCGTGCCGCTGCCCAGCACGGGCGCGTCGGGATACCGCCGCTTCAACTCGTCGAGCTGCTCGCGGTAATCATAGACCAGCAGGACCGGCGACGTCTGGCTGTCGACGACATCGCAGATTGCGTGGACCCGGAACATGTCGAGCCGCTTGCCGGCGCCGGTTTCGTCGTACACGAAGCCTGCACAGACCTGCCGCATCTTGTTGACGACTTGCGCTCGCGCGCCGGGCATCAGCAGCTCGCCCTCGATGTCGGCGACGCTGGCCTTGTCCAGTTCGGTGTAGATGCGGCGCAGCGCAGGTGGCAGCTCGACCGGCACCTTGACGTGGCGCACGGGCGGCGGTGCCCAGTTCTCGGGCGACAAAATGAACGTCATGTCATCGATCTGCGCCAGCGTCCTCTCCAACGTGCCCTTGCGGCAGCGCCAGACATTCTCGGCCTGCTCCCACATGTTGGCCGCGCGCCACGCAACCCAGTTGCGGCCAAGGCGCCGCCCGTGGTCGATCATGCGGACCTGCGCGAACAGGTCCTCGGGGCCGTTCGGCACCGGCGAGCCGGTCAGGCCGATGCGCACGGCCATATGCGCCGTGTGCTTCAGGGTCGGCCGCCACTTGGCCGACGTCGGGCCCTTGAACTTCGACAGTTCGTCGATCACGAAACAGTCGAAGGCCTTGTTGTGCTTTTCGAGCAGGTCGACAAGGTTCTCGTGGTTCACGACGACTATGTTGGCGCCGCCGTGCACGGCCTCGTCGCGCTCCTTCGGCGTGCCCGTTGCGATGGCGATACGCAGGTGGCTCAGGTGATCCCACTTCGCGCCTTCCTGCTGCCACACCAGCTCCGCGACACGCAGCGGTGCCGTGACGAGCGCACGGCGTACCACGCCGTCCCGCAGCATCTCACTGAGTGCCGTCAGCGTGACGACCGTCTTGCCGGCGCCCGGTCTCGCGAACACGAGGCTCTCGTTACGTTCGTAGATGTGGGTGATGGCCTGTTCCTGAACAGGACGGAGCGTTACGGACATATGCGTTCGAAATCCGATAAGTTGTCGATGACGTGCACCTCGAAACCTAAGCCACGCAGCTTGTCATGCCAAGCCAATTGCAACGGCGTCGGCTTTTTGCCCGGCGCCTTGAACTCCACGAACACGACGCGGCCATTGTGAGACAGTATGAGACGGTCTGGGACACCGGGATATCCGGGGACGACCAATTTCCAGAAAATGATGCCACGCGCCTTGGCGTATTTGCGGCACCGCGATTCTATGTGTTTTTCCACGCTTTAATTTAACACCGTTGACTCTCGCAAGCGAGCACCCGTAGCTTGCGCGCAACATACAGGAGCTAGAATGCAGCACGCGCCCTTTGGAAGTTCAACGGCCGACCGTGTCATGAATTGCCCCGGCTCAGTCGCCCTCTCCGCAAAATCGCCCGAAGCCCCGCCCAGCGAGTACGCTGCAAAGGGCAGCGCGCAGCACGCGCTGATCGAGCACCTGTTGCTGGAAGGCGGCGAGCCCGACGAATTCATCGGTGCGAAGTTTGCCGACGTCGAGATTGATCAGGAGCTGGCCGACGGCGTTGCCGTAGCGTTGAAAGCCGCAGAGGAATTGCTGGGTGTCTACGATGGCGAACAGCTTATCGAGCAGCGGCTCGTGATTGTGCCCGACGAAGTGTTCGGCACCGGCGACATCGTCGCGACGACGAAGGACGGCACGCGTGCGCTGATTGCCGATCACAAGTTCGGGTACATGGAAGTCAGCGCCGAAAGCGCGCAGCTGAAGTTTTTGGCGGCCGCGTTTCTGATCGATCCGGCCATGGCGGAATTCAGCAGGGACGTCGAGGAGTTCGAGCTGGTCATCATCCAGCCCGCGTTCGATCCGCCTACGATCAAGGCGACGGCGACGCGCGCCGAGATCGAGGTTTTCCTGCGCAGCGTGAAGCTGGCCCACTCGGCGACCAAGTCGCCGTCGGCCGAAGTGCGCATGGGCGAGTGGTGCAAGTGGTGCCGCGCGAAGGTGATCTGCCCGGCGCAGAAGAAACTGTTCGCCGACCTGATCGACATCAAGGTGCACCCCGACTGGTCGGCTACTGAAATCGCCGGGATGATCGAGAATTGCAAGCAGGTCGAAAAGCTGATCGATGCAGTAAAGGAACGCGCCAAGCACGAGTTGGCCCATGGGCGCTCGATCCCCGGTTGGCGGCTGAAACCCGGCGCAACGCGCCTGACGTGGTCGCAGCCGAACAAGGAAACGATTGCTGCCCTGCGCGGCCTCGGGCTCAAGGGCGATAAGGCCATTCAACCCATTACACCGGCGGCAGCGAAGAAGGCGCTGAAGCTGGAAGAGCTTCCCGACGATCTTGTCGCGAAGAGCACGAGCGCGCCGTCGCTCGCTCGTGATACCGACGCCGCAGACGCTGTCCTGCCGGCGGCGGCCTTTGCAAAGGCAGCAGCACTGATGAAAGGAAACAGGTAATGAGCAACGAAATCAGTCTCTTCGCGAAGGGCGGCCTGCCGCCCGTCGACATGACCGTCTACAAGCAGGCGATTAAGGCGACCGCGGCGGCCAGCAAGGCCGCGCTCGGCGGCATTCCGTTCCTGCGGCTCTTGCGTGACGGCATGTGGGTCTACGGTGCCGAGAGCACCGAGGTCGAGGAAGACAGCCTCTGGGCCGTCAACTCGTTCTCGATGGCCTTGGGCTGGATTGCTTGGGGCGACGAAGGCAGCAAGGACGAAGGCACCGTCATGGGCGAGGAAATGGCACGCATCGGCGAACCGCCGATCCAGCGTGGCAACCTGCCCGACGTCGGCGCCGAGTGGACGCCCTGCGTCTCCTTCGACCTGATGTGCATCACAGGCGAGGACAAGGGCACCACCGTGCGCTTCAAGAGCAACTCCGTCGGCGGCCGTCGCGCATTCAGCGACATGCTGCAGCTGGTGTCGGCCGCGATGGACGACGGATCGGGCAAGTGCATCCCGATTATCGCGCTGGATTCGGACAGCTACGCTCACAAGAAGTACGGCAAAATCTACACGCCGATCTTCGACGTGAAGAAGTGGGTGATGCCCGACGCCAGCGAGCTTGGGGGTGCTCCAGCTGCGGCTGCTGAGGAGAAGTCGCAGCCGAAGGAGCAGCCGGCTGCCGAGGCAACGGTTCGCCGTCGCCGCCGGTAGTCGTTCGGGGGACGGGGGCGGCCTCGTGCCGCCCCCGGCTCGTTGAGGAGGATAGCATGGGATTGATACTGAGTTTGGACTACGAGACTTCGTCGCCGCTCGACGTTACCGAAGTCGGCGCCTACCGCTACGCCAAGAGCGCCAAGATCATGTGCGCCGCGTACGCCGTATACGAGGAAGGTGAATTCGAGGCCGCTATGGTTGAGCCGTGGCGCGCGTGGCTGGGCGAGCCGATGCCCGACGAACTGCTGCGCGCCTTGCGCGATCTAGAAGTCAGGAACTGCGCATGGAATGCCCAGTTCGAGCGGCTGATCACGCAGCACTGCACGGGTGTCGCGGTGCCGCTGGAGAAATGGTTTTGCACGGCTGCGCGTGCTCGCGCGTCGGCCTACCCCGGCAAGCTTGACCTCTGCGCCAAGGCCTTGGCGATCCCGCAGAAGAAGGATTTGGCCGGCGGCAAGTTGATGAAGAGGCTTTCGACCGAAGGCACCGGCACACCGGAAGAATACGAGCGCGTGCTTCAGTATTGCATGCAGGACGTGGTGGTCGAGGCAACCATCGGCATGGTCGTGCGCGATCTTACGCCCGACGAGTGGCAGGACTACTGGGTTTGCGAACGCATGAACGACCGGGGCATCCCGGTCGATATCGAACTGGCGCGCGCAGCGCAGCGCTACGCGGAGGCCGAGGCGGCCGAGATCGCGAAGGAACTGGAAGCCGTGACGAGAGGCGTTGTCACCAGCGCCAAGCAATTTAAGCGTATCAAAACGTGGGTCGCCGAACGCGCGCCCGAACTGTACGAAATGCTGGAGGACGACAACGGCAAAGTCTCGCTCGACAAGTCAGCGCGCGTCGCCGTCTTCGAGAGCGGGCTCTCGTTGCCGTCGGAAGTGGACGAGCTGCTGCACCTGATCGACGACGCCGGTCGCGCCAGCACCGCGAAGTATGCTGCCATCGAGAGCCGTGCCGACGAAGACGGCCGCCTGCGCGGTGCCTACCTGTTCAATGGCGCGGGCCAGACGGGCCGCTTTTCCGCCATGGGATTTCAGCCCCATAATCTGGTCAGAGATAAGCTCGATAACGGGGTTGACGTGATCGAGGCCGTGCTCGAAGGCGCCTCTGCCGCGCGCGTCACCCAGTTATCGGGCCAGAACATGCTGACCACGCTGGCGCGCATGTTGCGGCCGACCATTGTTGCCGAGGACGGCAACGTGCTGGTGTGGGCCGACTACTCGGCCATCGAAGCTCGCGCGCTGCCGTGGCTGTCCGGCAGCAAGGCCGCCGAAGACCTGCTCGACCTGTTCCGCAAGGGCGAGGACGTCTACAAGTACGCGGCCGCAGATATCTACAGGGTGCCTGTGGATCGCGTGGATAAGGCGCAGCGCCAGATGGGCAAGATCGCGATTCTTGCGCTGGGCTATCAGGGCGGCAAGAACGCCTTCCGCAAGATGGCGCGCGCCTACGGCCTGAAGATCGACGACGAGACCGCCGAAGAGATCAAGATCGCGTGGCGCCACGCCAACCCATGGGCCAGACTGTTTTGGGCCGATCTGGAATCGGCCGCGATACGCGCCGCGCGCAACGAAGGCACCGTGCACACGGCGGGACGCATCAAGTACCTGATGCACGGCGACATGCTGTACGCCCTGCTGCCGTGCGGACGCCTGATCGCGTACCCGGAGGCGCGCCTCGACACGGTCGAAGGCAAATTTGGCCCGCAGACACGCCTCACGGCGCTGAAAGCATCGATGCACCCGAAGAAGGGCGAGGATACGTGGCCGCGCGTCGCTTTGTACGGCGGCCTGCTGGCCGAGAACGCGACACAGGGTTTTTGTGCGTCGCTGCTGCGCGCCGGCGCGCGTCGCCTCGACGAGGCCGGGTGGCCCGTCGTCATGCACACCCATGACGAAATATTGCTGGAAATTGCCGAAGACGAATTGCGCGACGGCGAGCTTGCGCTGTCGGAAGCGATGACGACGTCGGCGTGGCCGGCACTTCCGCTTGCTGTTGAAACTCAACACGGCTACAGCTACAACAAATAAGAGGCCGGTATGGAATTGGATACATTTATAACTCAGGTTTTTGGCGCATTGGCCGCCGACGAAGTCGTCGGCATTGTCCAGCGCGGCAAGGATACACGCGGCTGGCAGCTCCAGACTTACAAGCCGGGGCGCACCAAGCTGCGTTCCGATGCGGCCAGTTACTATTGCATCTCGACATTATCGCGCCCGGACAGCAACGAACCGCTGCGCCGCCTCATGGCGAACATGCGGCGCTGTCCGATCATCGTGCTCGACGACATCGGCACGAAAATCCCGTGGAAGGCCTTCGACGGCAAGTCGCTCCTTCACTACGTCATGGAAACCAGCCCCGGCAACTTTCAGGCCGGACTGAAGTTCAGCGGCACGCTCGAGGAAGCGCAGGCGTTGATCGAGGCTTTCATTGAAGGCGGCTACAGCGACCCCGGCGCACGCGATGTCCACCGTCTCGTGCGCCTGCCGGGTTCGCAGAATTTCAAGTTCGACCCGCCGTTCACGGCGCGGCTGACCGAAGAAAACTGGGACGAGCCCGCCTACACGTTCGCCGAGGCCATCGCCGAGTTCGGCCTGACGCCGCGCGAGCCGACGTCGCTGCGCGCGACCAAGCGTGTGTGGTCGGGCGACACCGGCGGCGACGTCATCCTGAAGTGGTTGACCGAACAGGGCATGGTGCTGTCGGAAGCGAACTCCGACGGCTGGCTGTTCATCGAGTGCCCGTGGAGCGACGAGCACAGCGACGGCCGCACCGACGCCAAGTATCAGGTCGGCAACGGCGCGACCGGCACGGTGCACTGCTTTCACGGCGCGTGTCAGCACCGCACGCAGCAGGACTTCCTGCTGTGGTGCAAGGAGAGCGGCGCGCCGGACTTCGAGGACGAGGCCGTCAAGCAGGCCGCCAGCATCGGCCAGAAGCTCGCCGCGATACCGAGGGGAGTGTTTGCGCCGCCGGACCCTTTGCCGCCCCCGCCGGGGGGAGCCGGTGCGGGGGCTATCCTTACTGGGCTCGTGCTGAAATACGCGCCGAAGCTGAGAAAGGACGCGCTGCCAAGCCTCGAAACCACCGCAAAGGGCGCCGTAAAGGACGTACAAAAACCCGTCGCAGAAAACGTGCAGTACATCGTCGAGGAATGTGGCTTCGGCGTTCTAAGAAACCATCTCACCGGAGACGTTGAGTTGTCGCACCCCGATGAAGCGTTCGACATGATCAAGAACCCGGATGAGCGCGCGACGCTGACACGGGAACTGATGATATCGCTTGGCCAGCGTCTCGGTATTCCGCTGCGGCCTACGCTGTCCGAATTGTTGAGTGCGCTCGCCGGCAACAAAGGATACCACCCGCTGCTCGACTGGGTTTTGTCGAAGCCGTGGGATGGCGTCGACCGCCTGCGCCCGCTGCTCGACAGTATCGAGGCGGCGAACCCCGCATGGCGCGACATCGCCGTAAAGCGGTGGTGCATCCAGTGCATCGCCGCATGGACGAACTGGATGCGCGACACGCCCCTGTCCATACCTCACGTTCTGATCCTCGATGGCCCGCAGGGCTGCGGCAAGACGACGTGGTTCGGCGTGCTCCTGCCTGCGCCGTGGCGGCTTCTTGAACAGAGCGCGCATCTCGGCCACGTCAACAGCAAGGATGACGAACGGCGGCTGACCAGCGCCGGCATCGTCGAGATGTCGGAGTTCGAGACCGTGATCGGTCGCGCCGAGGCCGGTCACCTGAAAAGTTTCGTATCGCGCCCGCTCGACAAGATCAGGCTGCCTTACGACCGCCACATCACCGTTCGCGCGCGCGGCACCGCCTTCTGCGCCAGCGTGAACGGGGGCGAATACCTGAACGATGCAACCGGCGCCCGCAGGTACTGGCCTATCGAAGTCACACGTTGCGACTTCAACCACGGCATCGACATGCAACAGTTCTGGGCCCAGATGGCCGTGCTGTTCGAAGCAGGCGAGTCGTGGAATCTGGTGGGCAACGAGATACCGCTGCATGCGGCTACTGCCGAAGAGCACCGGGTCGTGTCCAACGCCGAGGGACGCCTCGAAGAGCTGCAGGCGCGCATGCTGCACGTTCCCCGGAAGGATTGGACGTTCGCAACGCCAAGCATTGTCTGTCGTTACTACGGTCTCGACAATAACTACACGAACTCGCGTAACGCAGGTGCGTATCTGCGCAAGATATTTGGCAAACGCAGCAGCAACAACGGGAGAAAAGGTTGGTACGTACCGCTCAAACAGACCGAACTGCAGGCGGGATACTCCCCATACATTCCACCAGAGGCTAATGACAGATGAAATTTCTTTTGCACATGAACATGCCGTCGGGCAGCAATGACGGCACGCATCAAGTCATCCTGAGCATCGAAGGTGTCAACTCGCTCGATGCGCTGATGTCATACATTGTCGAAAATCAGGGCATCCTGTTCGGCCAGCATCTCGTGTACGACCGCGACCGCGACGGACGTCGTGTTTGGCGGGTTCGCGGGCCCTTGCTGGTCAACATGGATCACGTCGGCAAGGTTGCCGTTTACCATGAGGGTGAAAATGAAACACGCTGATATGATGACTGAAGCCGCCAAGCTGGTGGCACCACGCGGAAACGTCTACGGCGGCATCCGCGAGAATCACGAGCAGATCGCCAAGATCGCGACGCAGCTCACCGGCATCGAGCTGGATGCGCACAACATTCTGATGGTCATGGTCGCCGTGAAATTGTCGCGGATCGCAAAGTCGCCTGATCACGTCGACAGCTATCTCGACGCACTCAATTATCTTTCGTTTGCCGGGGAGCTTGCGACCGATGCCGTGGGCGAAGGGTGAGGCCAACATAGCGGTCAAACTGACGGCGGCACAGGTGCGCGCTGTCAGGCAAGACACGCGTATCGGCAGGCTCGTGGCGGCCGACTACGGCATCTCTACGAGCCATGTGTGGCGTATACGTAACCGCGTAAAATGGCAATATCTTAACGAGGAGAAAAACATGAAGTCAGTGACATGTGTGATGGAGACGGTGACGCCTGAGATGGCGTTGGCGAAGAGCTTGGCCTTGAAAAAGGCGACCCGAGGCACGCGTTGCGTGAGTGGTTCATGAACCGCATGCACGGGAAGCACCGTGTGCTGTCCGACGAGCGGTTCTGCATCATCAGCAAGGCGTGGAACGCTTTTATCAAAAAGCGCCCCGTGCGGTTGCTGGCGTGGCGCCACGACGAAGCTGCCGTCAAGCCTATTGGCGCGTTCGAATGAACAGCATTGAACATCACGCGGCCATTTATTGGTCGCTGTGTTTCCAGCACCGAAAACGGTGCTGGAACGAGCTGGCCACGGTTGCCCTCACGGGGCTCTTGCAAAGTCCATACGAGCGTGTGAGGCTGATGGCTTGTGAACTCTGGTATAGGATTACATCGAATGACACGGAAAAGCAGGCGTGCGATTGAGCAGACCGCCTTGGCCGAAGGCGTCACCCGCATCGAATGGACGTTGAACCGGCGAGGCAAGCACGAACTGGCGATGCTTCACTTTGCCGACGGGCACCACATCATCATGCACATCTCGCGCAGCTCGCGGGATGACGAGTACAAGCTGCGCGGTTGGACGCGACAGTATATTCGCAACCAGTCGCGGCAGCCCGTCAGGTCTTGATGATCCAGTTCGCGACGGCGGTCGGCTGCACGTTGTTATGCGCGACGTCGCCGCCCGTCGACGACGTGGTGCCGGTGCCGGGCGAACCGGACAAGGCCGAACCACCACCCGACCCGCCTAGAGTCGTCTGCGCACCGGCATTTCCGTGCGTATGCGCGGCCAGTTCGGCCGTCGTCAATTGATGGCTCTGCTCGCCGCCCGTGGCGCCAACAGTGGCGCTGCCGGTGATGCCGCCGGTCGCGCCGCTGCCCAGTCGCCCGGCCGCGCTGCCGCCCATGTTGTCCGCGCCCGCAACAAGGCGGCCGCGCAAGTCGGGCACATTGAACGTCGTGCTGCCGTCGCCGCTGCCCCATGTCGTACCGATTGCCGAAAACAGGTCGGAGTAGGTCGTGCGCGAAATGGCTTGGCCGTAGCAAAGCAGCCAGCCTGTTGGCGCGCTTGCGCCGGCGTAGGCCGTTAAAGCGCCGGAAGGGATTGCCGCTGACGCTGCCGCTGCCGTCGTCTGAACCGTACTGTCGGGGAACACGAAACCGCCGGCCGTCGATGCCACGGTGCCGGCGACCGTCAACTTGTTGCTGCCAACGGTGGTCGTGCCGATGCCGACCTGCGCGCCCGACGGCGACAAGTACAGCGTGTTGCTGCCGATGTTCAGCGTATTCGGGATCGACATCGCGTTCGAGTTGACGGTGAGCGTGTCGCCCGCCGCGTCGCCAAGCACGGTATTGCCGCTGTTGTTCAGGCCAGTGACGGCGAGCGTCGTGCCGTTGAACGTGAGATTGGCTGAGCCAGCCAGCGCGCCTGAATTGTTGTACTGGATTTGCGTGTTGGAACCGGCGGGATTGGTGGCAGCAGTCGTGTTCCGCACCATGCCGGAAGCCGAACCATCGCAGGATGCTTCGAGGTTGTCGCCGGCGGTGATCGTTACGTAGGTTCCGCCGGAAGCCGATTGCAGGCGAATCACCGATCCATCGCTTACGCCGTTTCGCACGATCCACTGACCGCCGACGCCAGCCGGAACCTGATACGTTACGATACCGCCGGGGCTGCCGGAAATGGCGAGCGTCGCCGGACGGCACTGGGTTTGCGTAAGCGCGACGGTCGTGCCGCCGAGGCCCGTGGCGTTGAGGAGCGTGCTGCCGCCGAGCGCGAGGTCGATGAAGCCGAAATTGTCGTTCAGCGGCCCGGTGCCCCACGTATTGACGAAGGTGTTGTAGCCGGGCTGGTTCAGGCCCTTGTTCGTCGTTGTCATTCGAGCGCCTCATTGGCAATCGCGAGAGCCTTGGTGATGGCCTCGTCGGGTTCATTCAGCAGCGGTTCGGTCGTCGAGCTGTGGCCCTTCTTGGCCTTCTCGGCCGCACGGATCAGGCCGGCGGCGACCAATGCATGGTCGATCTTGCCGATGCGGCCGCCCGCGGCGCGCGCCACGGGTTGAGGTTGCATACCCGCCGTGGAACGCGCCGTCGTCATAGCCAGTTCGGCCAACGAAGTGGTGACGCGGTTGAAGTACGCGTTTGCCGCGGGATTAGACTGCAATAAGGCGCCGAGCTTGACCATATCGGCACGATCCGCAGACTGCGCAAGCCGCATGACTTCGGGCGCGATGCGGCGTTCGGCGGCGTATTTAATGCTCTTTGACGCTTGATCGAACGCCACGCCTGCAAGCACCTTGGCTGCCGCACTCGCCGGTAAACCTGCAAGATAGGGGACCGTCTCAAGCGCTGCCGCGCCAATCGCCGCCGTTAGGCCGACGTGACCGCTAAAGAGATTTTTTGGCGGCGGGGTAGCAGCGATTGTTGCGGCGTTGCTTAACAGTTCGGTGTTGCGAGCGTAGCCGTGTAACGCGTTATACCGCGCGTCGCCCAGTGCCGCGCGCAACCGTTCGGCGTTTTCAGGGTGCGCCAAGAATTTCGTAAATATCGTAGGCGTTTGCTGCGCCTTGGTAAACAAAGTGTCGCCAACGCCCTTGATGAACAAATCGCGTTCTTCAGGCGTCATCTTTGCAAGCGCTTTTTTCACTTCAGTTGTCTGAAAGCTATTCGGTTTGGCGGCGAATTTGGTGCCAGCTTCGAGCGCGTTTTCGGCTTGAAAACCCACTCGCGCTTCGGCGCGCGCAATGGCGTAGCCTTTCACTTGGCTATCAAGCTCGTGCAGCAATTCCTTGCGCCACGTATCAATGCAGTGCGTGTCGCCGCCTGACCGTTGT